GCTACTGGAGGTCACAAATGAAGTTCTTACATACCGCCGACTGGCAGGTCGGAATGCGTGCGGCTCAACTGGGTGAGAAGGGCGAAAGGGTCCGTCACGCCCGGTTGGAATCGGCGCGCCGCGTCATTGAGGAGGCTCGCCGCGAAAAGGTGGATTTCGTGTTGGTGGCCGGCGACACCTTCGAAGACAAGGGGGTGGACCGCCTCAAGGTGAGGGAGGTTGCCAAGATTTTGGGTAGCGCAGGCTGTCCCGTATATCTGATTTCCGGCAACCACGATCCGTTAACGCCAGGTTCGGTCTGGGAGGACGCGGCCTGGGGCGAATGGCCTAACCTCCACGTTCTCAAGCAACCCGAGCCGGTCGAAGCCGCCGGTGCCATCCTGTACCCCTGCCCGGTGTTTGCGGGCGATTCGAAGGAAGATCCAACCGCCTGGATACATGCCGACCCGTCGAGCGATTGGACCTAGACCAACTGCTCTTCGCCGATCCCGACGAAGAACCAGAAGGAGAGATCCCGGAACTACCGCAAGCGGCGGTGACCCGTCTGGGTGATCTCTGGGTCTGCGGCTCCCATCGCGTCCTATGCGGAGATGCCACCTCTGCTGATGATGTTGGCCGACTACTGGAGTCGGCTACTCCTTTACTGATGGTCACCGATCCGCCGTATGGCGTATCGTATGATCCCGGGTGGCGGGAGCGCGCTGGTCTTGGGCACCAGCGGCAAACCGGAACCGTCGCTAACGATGACCGGGTGGATTGGGCGCCAGCCTACCGTCTGTTTCCCGGTGATGTCGCTTACGTCTGGCACGCCGGCTTGCATGCTGGGGAGGTTGCGGCCGGACTCGAAGCCGTCGGTTTCCGCATCCGCTCTCAAATCATCTGGGCCAAGCAGAATTTTGCGCTCAGTCGCGGCGATTACCATTGGCAGCATGAACCGTGTTGGTACGCCGTACGGGAAGGCAAGGCAGCAAACTGGTCTGGCGATCGCACGCAGTCGACCCTCTGGCAGGTCGCCAATCTCAATCCCATCAGTGGTTCACGCGACGAAGAGGCCACCGGCCACGGCACCCAGAAACCGGTGGAGTTGATGCGGCGGCCGATCCTGAACCATACCGGTCGTGGTGACACCGTCTACGATCCTTTCCTTGGCTCTGGCAGTACCTTGATTGCCGCGGAAGCCACAGACCGGGTCTGCTATGGGCTGGAGATCGACGCGCGCTACGTAGACGTGATCGTTACGCGCTGGCAGAAGCTAACTGGCCAACAAGCCATGCTGGAAGGCGATGGCCGCAGCTTCACCGAAATTTCGGCCGAGCGATACCCGGCTGGGACGGAGGTGCAGCCCGATGCCACGCCCAAAGCTTAAGCCGACCGACGAGCAGCGCAAGAAGGTGAAGATGCTGGCGGCCGTGGGTACCTCGCATGAAAACATCGCCCGCCTAATCGGTATCCGCTCCCCCAAAACCCTCCGAAGGCATTATCGGGAAGAGCTGGATCGCGGAGTGATTGAAGCCGTTGCTAGCGTCGCCGGGGCGCTCCACAACAAGGCGGTTGGTGGAGACGTGGGAGCCATGAAGTTCCTTCTTATAAACCTCGGAGGGTGGCACCCCGAGCCTCGTTACGGGTCAGGAACCAGCGAGCCTCCACCATTTGTGGTGGGAGTGACCACAAAAGGACCACAGTCATGATCCACCTAAAACCTCCCCAGTCAGATGTCTTTCTGAGCAATGCCCGTTTCCGGGTGCTGGTCGCCGGGCGCCGGTTTGGAAAGACCTATCTAGCAATGGTGGAACTTTGTCGGGCGGCCTGGAATCCAGGCCGCCTGGTTTGGTATGTCGGCCCCACCTACAAACAGGCCAAGCGCATCGCCTGGCGACCGCTGAAGGAAATGACGCGACTTTACTGGAAGCGCCCTCCCAATGAGACCGATCTCCGGATTGAACTCATCACGGGCGGCACCATCTGCCTGCGCGGCGCTGACAATTACGATTCGCTGCGCGGTGATGGTCTGGATTTCCTAGTCCTCGATGAATATGCCTCGATAGCCCGCGAGGCTTGGCCGGAGGTACTGCGTCCGGCACTGGCTGATAGGCGGGGGCGGGCCCTCTTCATCGGAACGCCGCACGGTTACAACCATTTCTACGATCTGCATCGGGAGGCGCAGAATAAAACAGACTGGGCGGTGTTCCAGTACACCACAGAACAGGGCGGCAACGTCGCCAGAGAAGAAATCGAGCTGGCCACCCATGAGTTGGATGAGCGCACGTACCGGCAGGAATTTCAGGCGAGTTTCGAGAACCTCACCGCCGGCATGGTCTACTATCCTTTCAGCCGCGCAGACAACGTCCGGCCACGGCAGTATGATCCACGGTTACCGATATTCTGGTCGCTCGATTTCAACATCGACCCCATGTGTTCGGTCATCGGGCAACGGGATGGAGATCGAGTCAACATCCTGGCTGAGCTGGCATTACCGGACTCCAACACGAGCGCGGCTTTTCAGGCGTTCGTCGAGCGGGCTGGGCCGTGGCTGTCACCCCGCGGCACCACGCAGATCGATATCTATGGCGATGCCACGGGAGACAGCCGCCGGACATCCGCCTCACGTACCGATTGGCAGATTGTCAAAGAGTGTTTTGGCCGTCTTCCGTGTCGCGTCACGTACCATCAAACCAAGTCCAATCCGCCGGTGAAAGACCGGGTCAATTGCGTCAACGCGATGCTTCTCAATCACGCGGGTGAGCGGCGACTGACGGTGGACTCGGGCTGCAAGGAGTTGATCCAGGACTTTGAACGAGTCCACTGGAAGACGGATCCGCATGGGAACGTTCAGGCCGAGATTGACAAGTCCGACGCGAAGCGTAGCCACTTGAGTGACGCCTTGGGCTATATGATCGCCAAAGAATTTCCGATGCGGCAAAAAGGAGGTGGAATGGCCGGCATCATGCAGTAGATTCCGCCAAGAATTGGGCCGGAGACGGACTTGCTTCTGCGGCCTAACAGAGCGTCCATGGATGTGTAGGTTAACGCCTGGAGAGCAGGGACACATTCATGGACGACGCGTTACAGACAGAAATCGAGGGGCTGGGGCGGATGCGCGCAGACGAGTTGCGTAGACGCTACCGGGAGGTGTTCGGTGAGGAATCAACCACCGCGCACAAACAACATCTCATGAAGCGGATCGCCTGGCGGCTGCAGGCTCTGGCCGAGGGTGATCTTTCCGAGCGTGCGCGCCGCCGTGCGCTGGAGATCGCCGACGATGGCGACCTGCGCACGACGGTGCCCTCCCAATTCACGCATCAGCAAACTCCTCGTTCGCAGCTCGATACGCGGCGGCCCGTTCCCGGCACCCTGCTCACCCGCGTCTACCAGGACCGAACCATCGAGGTGAAGGTGCTGGCAGACACCTTTGAATACAAGGGCGACCGGTATCACTCGCTCAGCGCCGTAGCGCGCGCGGTCACGGGCACCCGCTGGAATGGGCTGGTCTTCTTCGGGCTTACCAGGCGTGGGGCGCCTCGGCCTCGACGGGAGGACCGTCGTGCCGCCCGGTGAGACTTCCCCCAAGACACCCATCCGCTGCGCCATCTACACTCGGAAGTCAACCGAGGAGGGCCTGGAACAAGATTTCAACTCACTCGACGCCCAGCGGGAGTGCGCCGAGGCCTATATCCTGAGTCAGCGCCAGGCAGGCTGGACGCTCGTATCCCAACGCTATGACGACGGTGGTTTCACCGGCGCCAACCTGGAACGGCCGGCCTTGCGGCAACTGACAGCGGACATCGAGGCCCGGCGGGTCGACTGCGTGCTCGTTTACAAGGTCGACCGGCTCAGCCGATCGTTACTCGACTTCGCCCGCTTGATGGAGGTCTTCGACAAGTGTGGGGTGACGTTTGTATCGGTCACTCAACAGATAAACAGTCATAGTCCTATGGGCCGGCTGACTCTGAACGTTCTCCTCTCGTTCGCCCAGTTTGAGCGGGAGATCATCAGCGAACGGACCCGCGACAAGCAGTCCGCTGCCCGGCGGAAGGGAAAGTGGACCGGTGGGTTTCCGGTGTTAGGGTACGACGCGGATCCGCAGACATGCCGCCTGGTGGTGAATGAAGCTGAAGCGGAGCAGGTGAAGAAGATCTTTACGATCTTCCTGCGCCGCGGTTCGCTGGCGGCCACGTTAGAGGACACCCGGCGGCGTGGCTGGACGCTCAAGAGCTGGACAACCCGGAAGGCCAAACCCCACGTTGGGAAACTCTTCGACCGTCCGGCACTGATACGGCTGCTGACCAACGTGCTTTACATCGGAGAGGTCAACCACAGAGGGAAGGTCTATCCGGGTGAGCACAACGCCATCGTGGATCGCACCATCTGGACAAAGGCGAACGATCTACTGGAAGGCCGAAGCCGCGGAAGCGAGAAGGTCAAGCGTAATCGACATGGAGCCATCTTACAGGGCCTGCTGAAGTGTGCGAACTGCGGAAGCGGCATGGTGCCGGGCTACACGACGCGAGGCAGCCGGCGATACCGCTACTATATTTGCCGGAAGGCCCAGAAACAGGGCGCCAAGGCATGCCCAGGACAAATGGTGGCGGCGGAACGGATTGAACTGGCGGTGGTAGCAAAGCTGTACGAGCGAATCGCAAAGGAG